AACTCTGAGTACGTTGAAGCAGTTTCGCAAAAGTCATCAACACCGTCTAAAGCTATTGACTTAGTGTTAGTGAAAGACGGAGCCGCAGCCGTTCCTGTTAAGTTAGTTTCTGGGCTATAGCTTAGTCCTTGTATTTTTCCCCAATTAATTGTATTGCTCATATCGTTCGTGTTTATGTAGGTACGTCAGTTGAAAAGGTTGAGAAATTCGTCATTGTTCCGTTATTGCCTCCGCTTCCGTTGTCTGTAAGCGTTGGACTTGTGTCCCCGTCTCCACAACGCCACCAAGATAGTGGGGAGTATGAAGCTAATGATGTAGGAACGCCACTTCCGTAGATAGCTGTTACGTCACTTGCAGAAAGTTCTGAATTAAATACTGCTACTTCGTCAATGTTGCCTAAAAAATTAGAACTTGTAACTTCGCTACCACTTGTAACATCAATATATGAACCTATAGACGTTTTATTTCCTGTAGCGTATAGATTTCCGTTTGCCGAACTTGTGTTCTCTAAAGTGCCATCTATATATATTTTTAAATTAACCCCATTGTAAGTGCCTGTAAAGTGATGCCACGAATTATCTCTTATTGTGGTCGTACTAATAATACTAAATATAACGTTTGATGAGTTGCCAATTCTAAACTGAAGTTTTCCGTTAGAATCTATTCTACATACAAATTGAAAATAAGGAGCGGTATCATTCCTGTAGTGATTTGAAACTATCACATTAAAATCTGCTTGAGGATTTGTAGCTTTTATCCAACCGCTTACGCTTAAGGATGAATAATTATCTGCATTAAAATTACTTTCGACATAGTCATCCACACCATCTAAAGCTATAGATTTTAAGTTAGAAAAAGACGAACCTACCTTTGCACCTTGTCCCCAACCTATTGTATTATTAACTGCTCCTTGACCGTATTCTATTGTGTTCATTTTCTTAAGTTGTTATGTCTCCGAACAAATACCAAGTATCTGTTGCTACTTTTAATATTGTTGCAACTGCGTATTGAGCTGCAAGTTTCGTCTTTCCACCGCTTGAGTTTACCGTTACGCCTCCTGTTGGTGCTACCGTTACTTGACCAGCACCGCCTTGGATTAATTCGATCCGCGTTCCTATAGGAAAAGCAGTTCCGCTATTCAATGGTATTCTTGCATCTATTGCGCTTCCGTTTGTAAGCGTTACCGTTTTATGAGCATCCGTCAAAACTAAGTTGTACGTTGTTACCGTTTGAGCATTAAACGTGCTTCCTTTAAGCTCTGCGCCTGTAATCTTTTTGCTGGTATAAGTTGAACCGCTTACAAATTCAGAGATCACCAATAAATCAGTAGTCGCTACATTTGCGCCTTTACTTGCTAATCCGCTTATCTTGATGTCTGCCATTCTCTAACTTTTGTAAATAAATTTTTAGTTTCTCTATGTCCTTTTTTTTTGCTTTGTATCTTACTACATTACCCATGTTGTAAAGTTTATGTCGTCGCTTGGAAAAACGTCTCCGTCACTGTTGCTTGTGTACTCAGGAAAAGACGATTGATTGAAGTTCATGTACTGAACAAAACGCTCTTTGTAATGCATAGCTGTCTGCATTGCCTTTCCTTCTAAATAATCTATTTCGTCTTTTGATACCGTGTCGCTATTCTCGGAGTTGTGTTTGTAGATTCCTTTGTTTGAAATCGTATAAGCTCCGTTAGGCAAATATCTTGCATAAGCGAAATGAATCAAGCAATCTTTTATGTAATCGTTTAATAGAGACAAATACGGATCCACCAAATTGCTTGCAACAATATCCGCTTGTATCTTTTTAAGCAAATCCGTTCCGAGCATTTCTTGGATTTCTATGTCTTGACTTATTTTGATGTACTGAATGAAAGTGTCCGTATCCAAATTTCCGTTCATTTGCGTGAATCGTACTATGTCGTCTCTTGTAATAAGTAATGCTGTTGCCATTTTATTGCTTTTTTATAAATCCTCTATTCGGCATATCAATCGGTCTTTGACTAACAAGCTTGTCGTTTTTAATTACATAACCATACTTAGCAGCTTTTGCGCTTGCAATCTTGCTTGCTTTAGGACTTCTTACATCAATTCCTGTACCCTCAAAAGCAACAAAAACTTGCTTATTCCAGCGATGATGGCAGTTACCGCCGCCCTTCCAAAACCACCGTGAAAAGGTTAAAGCACCGCCTTTTCCCCATCCAACTTGTCGACCATCTTTATTGGTGTATGCATCTCCTAAATAGGTATTACCCATTCTTAAAATATCCTCTTTTCTATAAATCTTATTTGCGCTGAGCATGTTTCGGCAAAAAGCTCTTGTATCCTTTTGTAACTCTCCAGCGTAAATATATCGTGTTATAAATTTAACGCCATCAATTATCTTATCCTGTTCGCTTTTAGCATTTGGGAAAGCCGTGCCACTTGAAACAAGATTAATTAATTTATCTTTAAAACTTAGCTTGGTTTCTATCTCGCTCGAAAGCAAAGTATTTTCCTCCTCATCTAAATCATAATCAACCTCATATTCATCAATTAGCAACCAATCGTCTTTTGCTTGTTCTCCTAATTCAATTAAAGCCTTACCAACATACTCTCCGCTTAATTCTAAGCCTGTTTCCTCCTCTTTCTGCTCATCGGTTACTATATTATCCAAGTCGGTAAATTCAAGCGGTTTAAGTGTCTTAAAATACAAGTTTAAAGAGATACCGTTAAATGATAAAATGTCATCAAAGGCATCAATTAACAAGTCTTGCATTGGTCTTATAACCATATTGTCAAACAATATAAAGGAGTTTTGCAATTCGTCAGCGTTTGAACTAAAGCCATTGCTTGAAGCTATGCCGAATAATAGTGGCGAGGTTACGTTATTTCCCAACATGATTTTTCTTAGGCATTCCTCTGCAAGAGTTGAATACAGATCCGGGGCATCATTCACAGGCATCGCGTCGACTGTTGTTTTGCTTTCCGCGTTTGAGTTAAATGACACGATAACCTTCTCGCCTTGCGTTCCTGTTAAGCCTTGCATTACCTTATGCTTAATCATTCGTTGTTGCTCCTCCGATGGTTGCCCATTGTTAAAGTTTACGACTACACGACTCGCAAAGCCATTGTTTACCTCGTTGATTAAGTAATCACTTATGGATTCCTCTAAGGTGCAATATGGTAACGCTCCGATGTAATCAGGCAAAGCGTAGTATTTTAAACCGACTGAGTAAGGTTTTACATAATAAATTTCTATGTCCTCATTTGAAAAGCCGAAAGCTGGTATTCTTTTAGGTTGATAGTTCTTAATGTCTTGCCAGTTATCCGAATAATAGTATGCCTCAACCTTGCCCTCCTCGTTGCACTTTTCTGCTCGTAAAAGTTGAACAGGCATGTGATGAACGGCAGCTATTTTTTTACGATCCTTAGAGTAAATCACTTGCATTGCGCATTGACCTAAAAGCTTCAAGTCGCTTACTAAGTTTCGAACGTCTTCTTTCTTGAACATAGAAATCATTGCAGCGTACTCATTAGGCTTTTTGCTTGCGTCTGTTGCTGACAATCCCTTTCCGTATACTAAACGATTAATATTATTTACAATCGCGTTTTGAGTCGTGCTGTTTGTATAGCAATCTATCAAAAATTGGAAATAATTATTATCGTCTCCGAAGCTAACATAGTCGTCTTTCTTGCTCTCTGAAATCACAGGAGCCTCGTATGCTGCTAATTCTAATATGTGTACGTCTTTACTCATAAAATGATAAATTTATTATCTGACGGTATGCTTGTGTATTTACCATCGTTAATTGAATAGGAATCTACCGCCTGATTTGTGCAAAATATTCTGTCTTTATATACAACCGTGGATCCGTTGCGAATCTCTAAGTTGTAAAAATGATTTTGCAATATAGTGAAAGTTGCGTTAATAGTATCATAGTAATCTCCTTGAACGCTGCTTGCGATAGTTACTTGAACTTCCGTATTGGTTTGGTCATCCGTTATAAAAAGACCGTCATAGCTTGAAGTTCTCGGTATAAACCTTATGCTTTGCTCCGTTCCGATTTGTTGTAGTATTACCATCCTGTCTATATAACCGATAATTTTTTGACTTGTTACCTTTTAAAACAAAAAAGGCGCTCCGAAAAGCGCCCTACGTTATGAAAGGAATAAACGTACTATGTTGTTACTATGCTTGCATCAGCTCCTGATGAATCTGCAAAAGCAGTTTTCAAGGCAGCCTCTGTTGATACATCAATAAAGTTCGATGGTAAAACCTCACTCGCTATGAACGTCAATTTATACCCATTGAATGAGCCTAAATCTGAGCCTGAGCTTATTTCCCCAGCCGTCGTATCGCAGCCCTGAGCCAAGCCCATTAAGAAGAATTGGTCGGTCATTGTGCGTACAATTATTCTTGGTCTGCCGTAGGCAAGTAGTTTAATATTTTTGTGCATAGCTTGATCTTGTTTCTTTAAAGAAATCTGAAGCGTTTGCTCAAAGAATGTTGTTCCGTTATCACGTGAAGTTTGGATAGCGGTCGTGAACGAATTCTCGTTCGATTTTAATTCGTATTTGAATAACGATAACTGTGCAGCTGGAACCCAAGTATCTATGGTATCAGTATTTGTAGCATCGTATCCAATAGCGTCTGTGGACAAATCGTCAAAGTTTGCAAAGTAGATTGCCTTCAGTCCTGAGACTGAGTCCTTGCACTCCTCGACGCGTCCATTAGTAATGTCGCAACTCATGTTTTTAGGTTTTGTGAACAAAAAAAGGGAAAGGCATTTTACCTCCCCCTTTAAGTATTCAAGTTTATAATTATGCGTGGTAAAGAACGATATCAGAACCGATTGCGAATTGAACTCCAGCACTTAGTCTGTAAATAATCCTGACATTTTGCGAACCGTCAACGTCCGACATGTCAATATATTTCGATTCTGCATTTACGTCACTCAACAAACCGCATCCAAAGAATAGGTTTGAAGTTTGTGCAGCCATTGCAGTATCGTCAGCCATTCCTGAAGCAACAACTACTGGAATACCGTCAAAAGTAAGGTCTCCGTTAGAGTACCATTGCGTACCTTGTGCGTTTGTACCAGCATTTGAAGTTGCAGCTACAGAGAAACCTCCGAGTGCGCGAACGTAAGCTTTTGCGATATTTCGTGATACATATATCGTCAAATCCTCGCTCCCATACACAGTCGATGGAATAGCGTCTACAATCGAACCTAATTTATCAATAACGTTTGCGCTGGTCACGGCAGCGTGAGAAGCTACATCAACAACCGTTGCATCAGCCAAAGCCAAAGTAACAAGTCCATCGAACTGACCGCTTGTTCCTGAAGCTCCTTCCCAAATAGACGTTTCGATAGCAGATGCAGTCATTCCAGCAACGTGCGCAAGCATGAAGCTTTTAAAATCTGCTGGTAAATCTTCATAAGCAGAATACCCAGCCTGAGCTGCGATCCAATCTTGGTGGTAATCTTTTTTACAAAGTTGCACGTTTGATTGTACTTCTTTTAATGTTAATACTCTCTCAGCAACATCAACGTCCATGTTGTGGTCAAAATCGCATGTAGCGTTTACCAACACATTTCCTGTTGTTGAAATTTTCTTCATCACTCTCTTGTAGTGAATGTTCGGTAATACGGTTACCAATCCATTTGCAATTGTCGGTGCGCTTAATAATGCTGCGGCAACAAAGTCGCCATTAAAATCTCCAGCATATGTGCTTCCTGTTACGGTGTTAGCCATAGTTTAAAATTTAATTATTGTTTGTATTTGAATTTGCTATTTTTGATAGTACGGTATCCATGATTGTTTTGCGCTTGTTTGGGGAAATCGTGTTTCCAACCTTCTTAGCTTTGTTCTCAGGATTGTGTACTATGGGTTCAGCTGCTGCCTCAACTTCAGCCTTTGGCTCTTCAGCAGATAACTCAACCTCTTCGTTAACCTCTTCTGTAATTGTTTCAGGAGTAGACTCTTCCGCTACTGAATCCTTAGACAATTCTTGGAGCTGAGATTTAAGCTCTTCGTTTTCCTTTTTCAATTTTTCCATTTCAGAAAAGAAAGTTTCTTTTACAATTGATTCAACCGTCTTTTTGATAGGCTTATCTTCGGCAGACATTTCTTCTTCTTTCTCCTCGTATTTCTCATCCTCTTTTTTGGAGTCAACTTCTTCTTCTTTTTCTTCTTCTTTCTCCTCTGCTTTGACTTCCTCAATGATG